AATACTCTTGAGAAAACATTTCCAGAAGTAGAAATATATGTAAATAAGATTAAGCAAGGTTTTGAAGAGCCTTGCTTTTTTATTCAGCTATTAAATCCTAATGAAAAACAGGTATTAGGGAATAGATATAAACAAAAAATAGATTTAGATATTCAGTATTTTCCTAAGAATGAGGATGATAAGTGGGAATTAATGGAAATGGCACAAAAATTAAATAATACTTTGGAATTAATCAAAACTGAAGAAGGAGATTTATTAAGAGGTTTAGATAGAAATTCACAGTTTATAGATGGGAATCTTCATTACTTTATAACTTTCAAACCATTTGTAAGAAAAGTAGGAGAAGAAGATCCATTTATGGAAGAATTAAAAACAGATGTAAAACCAGATAGGAGGGACTAATGGCAACTAAAACAAAAAAAGATGATGAAATTCTATATTCAAAAGAACAAATTATCGCAAGTAAAAAATATTCTAATAGAAAAGATATATTGAATGTTTTATTAAAAGATGATGAAGAATATAGTTTTTCAAGAATAGATGAAATTATAGAAAATTTTATGAATAAGGAGGTTCAATAATGAATGGTGGAGGAACTTTTTTAACTCAAAATAAAGTTTTACCAGGAGCATATATAAACTTCGTTTCTGCTTCAAGAGCGACAGTAAATATATCTGATAGAGGTTTTGCTGCTATTGCTACTGAACTTGACTGGGGAGTAGATGGCGACATTTTTAAAGTTGAGAATAGTGATTTTCAAAAAGATACTATGAAACTTTTTGGATATGATTATACAGATAAAAAAATAAAACCTTTAAGAGATTTATTTATGAAAGCTAAAACTATTTATCTTTATAGATTAAATGGTAATGGTGTTAAAGCAAGTAATGATTATGCTACTGCTAAATACAGTGGAATAAGAGGGAATGACATAACTATTATAGTTAAGACTAATATAGATGAATCTAATAAAAAAGATGTTATTACTATGTTAGGAACTAAGAAAGTAGATGCTCAAACAGTTGCTAATGCTTCTGAATTAATTGATAATGATTATGTTGTATTCAAAAAAGCAGCTCAGCTTACTGATACTGCTGGAACTAAATTGGCAAATGGTGCTAACTTGACTACTGTAACTGGTGCTGAGCATCAAAAGTTTTTAGATTTAGCTGAATCTTATTCTTTTAATACTATTGGATGTACTTCTAAAGATGAAGTTATAAAGAAATTGTATGTTCAATGGACTAAGAGAATGAGAGATGAAGTAGGTGTAAAACTTCAATGTGTTGTATATAGATATCCTGCTGATTATGAGGGAGTAATAAATCTACAAAATAAAGTTAAAGATGAAGGTGCTCCAGAACAATCATTAGTTTATTGGTTAACAGGAGCAGAGGCAAGTTGTGAAGTTAATGCAACATTGACAAATACAAAATATGATGGAGATTTTATAGTTGATACTAAGTTTACTCAATCTGAGTTAATAAATGGAATAAAAGCAGGACAATTATTATTTCATAACAATGTTGGAGAACCATATGTGTTGACTGATATAAATAGTTATACATCAATAACTATATATAAAAATGATGATTTCCAATCAAATCAAACTATAAGAATTTTAGATCAAATAGGAAATGATATCGCTTTAATGTTTAATAGAAAACATTCTGGAAAGAGCAGAAATAATAATCCTGGAAGAGAAGGATTATGGAAAGATATAGTTGCACATCATCAAGAACTTGAAAGAATAGAAGCACTTGAAGATTTTGATCCTAAAAAAGTTAAAGTTGAGAAAGGTTTAACTAAAAAATCAGTAGTTGTTACGGATCCAGTTAATCCTGTAAATTGTATGGAAATTCTTTATATGACAGTTATTGTTCAATAGGAGGTAGATAGAGAAATGGCAGATATGATAACAATGAATGCTAAAGATGCTATATCAGGTAGCTTAGGCGAATGCTATGTTACATTAGAAGGTAAAAGATACAATTTAATGACGGCAATTAAATTTGAAGCAAGTTATGAAAAAACAAAAACTGAAGTACCTATTTTAGGTAAAGTAAGTAAAGGAAATAAATCTGTTGGTGGTAAAGGTAGTGGAACTATGACAGTTCACTATAATACTCCAATTTTTAGAGAATTATTGGAAAAGTATCAAAATACTGGAGAGGATATTTTCTTTGAAATAGAAGTTTCTAATGAAGATCCTACTTCAAAAGCTGGTAGACAAACTATCCTTTACCAAGGTTGCAATACTGATGGTGGAATCTTATCTAAATTTGATGCTGGTGCAGAATATTTAGATGAAGAAATAAAGTTTACTTTTGAGAAATTTATAATTAAGAATCCATTTAATATTTTAGATGGAATGATATAAGGAGTGAATAAATATGACAAATATGGAAGTATTCTTAAAACAAAATGCAGTACAAAAAGAAAATAAAAAAGTAGCAGTTTCTGAAAGATTTAAAGATGAAGATGGAAAAGTTGTGGAATGGGAAATAAGACCTTTAACAGCACAGGAAGACCAAATATTAAGAGAAGCTAATACTGAAATTAAAGAATTAAAAGGAAAAAAAGGACAATTATTTCCTCAGCTAGATTCTAATAAGTATTCTTCTATGCTAATTGCTGCTTGTGTTGTCTTTCCAGATTTACAAAATCAAGAATTACAGGACAGCTATGGAGTAAAAAACAAGCCTGACTTATTGACAGCTATGTTACTTCCAGGAGAGTTTCAAGACTTATTTGCAGAAGTTCAAAAAATCAATGGATTTAAAACACTTGAAGATTTAACTGAAGAAGCAAAAAACTAATAAATGGGGGCGATAGTGAGGCTAATATCCTTTACTATTGCCTCCACAAGTTCCATATGTTGCCTAGTGAATTTTTGAGTCTACCAAAAGAGGAACAAGCATTCATAATGGCAAGTATTCAGATAAGAATTCAATCTGAAGAAAAAGCTAGTAAGAAATAATGGAGGTGGATTAATGTCAACGATACAAGGTTCTATAATGCTTATGGATGCAATGTCCACTCCTTTAAATAATATCGTTGGTGCTATAAATACAACTATTACTGCTTTACAAAATGTTAATAATACAGATGTTAGTATTGATACCAGTAGATTAGCTAATGCTCAAACTATGATAGTACAAGCTGGGGCACAATTAAATGAAATAGAAAGAAATATTCAAAGAAGAATACAAGATAATGTTGTTGAGCAAAATAAATTTAATACTGCTTTAAGTAAAGGAGTGGATAAAGCTAATTCTTTATATGGCAAAATAAAAAGTTTTATAGGTCTTTATGCAGGAATACAGACTTTAAGAATGGGATTAGATGTTTCAGATAATTTATCACAAACTATGGCTAGATTAGACTTAATGAATGATGGAAAGCAAACAACAGACCAGTTACAACAAGCTATATTCCAATCTGCTAAAAATTCAAGAGCAGGTTTCTTAGATACAGCAAGTGTAGTTTCTAAGTTAGGTTTATTAGCACCTCAAGCATTTAATAGTAATATGGAGACTGTAAAATTCTCTGAATTAATGGCTAAATCTTTTAAGGTTGGAGGGGCAACAACTTCCGAGCAAACATCGGGAATGTATCAATTAACTCAAGCTATGGCTTCTGGGAAATTACAAGGGGATGAATTTAGAAGTATTATGGAAAATGCTCCTTTGTTAGCTCAAGCAATAAGTAAATATACTGGAAAGTCTATGGGGTATTTAAAAGATATGAGTAAAGATGGATTAATTACATCTGATGTAATAAAGAATGCTGTATTTGCAATGTCAGATGAAATTAATACTAAATTTAATTCAATTCCAATGACATTTGGTGATGTAGTTAATAAAATTAAAAGTAATGCTGTTAATTCTTTTACAGGAATTAGTTCGACTATGAGTAATATTTTTAATAGTCAAAGATTTCAAGGGTTTATTGATGGAGTATCATCAGTAATAGATAAAACCTTTACAATGATAAATTGGCTTATAAAGGGTATATCTATTGTTGGAACTGTCCTCTATGAGATATGGGGGCCTATTCAACCAATTTTAGTTACAGTTTTAACCTTATTAACTGCATATAAAGTTGCTATGGGATTTATAGCAGTAAAAACAGCTATTGCTTCTGGGATAACAGCTATTTACAATGCGGCTCTATTGGCTAAACAAGTTATGCTTGGTGCAGTTGATGTAGCATTAGCTAAAACTACTGCCGCCCAATGGGGATTAAATATTGCTGTTCTGGCTTGTCCAATTACTTGGATATTAACAGGAATTGCTTTGGTTATAGCTGCTATATATTCTATAACAGCAGTAATTAATGCT